AGTGGGATAAACAAGAAAGAAAATATTATCCTATTGAAATTAATCTATACGAGAAAGGAGAAATAGATGAGTGAACTAACACAAAAATTCCCAACAGCAACTGATGGGATTGATTTTGAACAAGACCAACAAGATGCAATGAAAAAGACTGAGGGTATTCAGTCTCTTGCAGATCAAGTAGAAAGATTAGAGTTATGTGATGATCGTATTGCAGATATAGAAAACGATCTAAAGATAATGAAAAAGAAAAGAGACCACATATCAGGAGAGGTTATACCAACCATGATGTCTGAGATGGGTTTAGCAGAATTAAAACTTCATGATGGATCACATCTAAAAGTTTCAACGTCGTATCGTGCAACCATAACGGAAGCAAACAAAGAAGCGGCGTTTAACTGGCTTCGTAATAATGGACTAGGGGATATAATCAAAAATGAGATATCCGTATCCTTTGGTCGTAACGAAGATAACAAGGCGGCTGATTATGCCGAACTTGCGAAGAGTAATGGGTTTCAGCCAACACAAAAGTTGAAAGTTGAACCCATGACTCTGAAAGCGCTAGTCCGTGAGCGTATTGAGGCAGGTAAAGAAATGCCAACGGAAATCTTCGGGGTGTTCTCGGAGAATAAAACTACAATAAAAAGGAA